AAACTTATCGAAGACTGACCCCTGCCAGCGTATGCACCACTAGGGCTTGTTATTTTTATATGGTCTGGGGTCTGGTCGTTGATTCCGTCCCATGTGAAAACTATGTCTTCTTTACAGGAGAGGCTCCACCCGACAACATTTGCTTGCGTGACTGGAAAGCACCTATACGCGTGGTTGCCTGATGTTTCGTCCATCCAATCTCTTTTTACAGACATCTGAGAAATTTGGAAAATTGAACCATTTATTTTTTCAACAGAAATTTCAATCATTTCTCATCATTCCATTTCGAGTCGTACATATCTGGCGTATGATATTTTCCACTGTAATCAAGCATGGTTACAATTGAGTATTTTGTCCCTGCAGTTACTGGCATGGCTTGATGTGGGTACATGTAGTTTGACGGAAATATATAAAGGTCTCCTGCTAGCGGCTTTATTTTTAAATTTTGCAGTCTAAAAAACAACTCTCCACCTTCGTAATCGTCGTTGACATATCCAACCAAAGAGACCGTGCAGTTATACGAGAACCCGTGGTCATGGTGTTCTTTGAAGTGCTGGCCTGGGCCATACTTGACAAAATTCATTGCCTCCCAATACTTGAGAGACGCTATATTGAATTCTGAGCGATAGTTTTTGACGGCCGGGAGTGCGGAATCATAAATGTCCTGCCAAAGAGATTGCAGATTCAAGCTAACAGCGCTTTTGTCGTGTTCAATATCTGTTTTTTTAAATTTAAAATCAATACAGTCTCTGTACTCAGGCATTAATTCTTGATATCCGACATATGCTGGCTGCCAACTATAACCAGTTGTGTCGCCGACTGGTTTTAGGTTTGATTCAATTCTGTTGATGACATCAAAACTCGCTTTGATTACATTTCTGTAACACTTTATGCCATGCCCAAAATCGATTTTATCTGTCCATGTTTGCATTTGAAATGCCCTACTTGTATTTTCTTCTTGACCAAACTTTGTTTTTATAAACCCCACCATCTGGCTGGCGGTAAAAACTTGCATTTTCATTTATTGTGGAATGCATCTTAGATTGTTCAAAAACTTCTATTTTGTGTTCCCAGTCTTCTCTTTTAAAAGGCAGGATTTGCAGGTATGGAGTACCTTTAGGTAAAACCCCTTCCCAACCCTCAATAACAAAAAACGGAAAACTTCCAAGTAAATGGACTTTATCTGAGTCGACAATTCCAGTTGTATTCAAAAATGGTAGGTCAAACCTATTCATTGGCGTCATAAACAAAGCGCTGTAACCATCTGGGAGTTCTAAGCCCCAGTCTGCATACCATGCAAAATGATTTGTGTAATAACCATATGGGTGTTCAAATTGCGACATCGGCGGTCTCGGTGTGCAGAAATCTTTGTATTGAGAATTCTCAACTTTTACATCAATTACACCTTGAGCATTTTTGAAAAATGTCAATTCACAAGGAGTCCTGAGAACATATCCGGTCAAGAATGCATCCAGGATGGCTGGACAGGCTTTCCACGTTGGAATTTTACCGTAATCGTCTGTTGTTCCTTCTTTTGGAAATGGGCAGATTTCTTTTGGCATTTTGGAATACTCTCCATCTGGAGATTTTTCAAAAGTTTCAGCGTCCTTGTACCATTGGGGCATAACATTTTGCGCTGGTGTTGGAGCAGAAAGGCTCTGCTTATTTAGCCATGGTCTATACGGCTTGAATATTGCAACGTTGTATTGCTCGCTCATTGTTTATGCCCCAGTTTGTTGATGTCAGTCATGACTACTACGCAGTACTTTATGCCAGATTTTATTGGAAGTGACGCATGCTCGTAAATATAATTTGATGGAAAAATTGCAATATCCCCAACTTTTGGCTTGTGCACATAACCGTCAAGTCTTGGGAATTGAATTTCTCCACCTTCATAATCGTCGTTAATATAGATGACGGCAGAAACAGTGCAATTGTATGCCGGTCCATGGTCTGCGTGTATATTGAAGTGCTTACCCTCGCCATCGTATTTTACGAAGTTGAAAGCTTCATAGTAAATAACACTTATGCCCCAGTATTTAGCATAGTCATCAATGCAAAACTTGAGTTTTTCATATATCTCTTGATGAAGGTCTAGAAGCTCAGAGTTATGCTCATCCCTTGGTCCTAGATTTTCTTGCTTGTATTTGAAATCGTAACAGTCTCTTGCTTTTTTTATCGGAGTAGTGGAATTTGTTACCTGAGCTTCGTTCCAGTTATATTTTTTGTCCCCGGACAGATTTGACTCGAGAATGCCGATATACCTGTTTGCATCTTCGAGCGAAAAGGTATTTTGGTATATGTTTAATCCTAGTGCTGGATTTTGGGCTGCAATTGTTTCATTGACAGCTCGATGAATTCTGTTTGACGCAGTCTCTGACCTGTCTTTTGTGAACCATGGGATTGCGTTTTCATCATAAATACTCATACAGGTATCTTATATCACTCTATAAAGAGTGTGGCTTCCTCATGAAGATAAAGGTTAAGATGCAATTTGACAATTTAAAAACAAGGGGAAATTGAGGGTAGAATAGACCCAATTACGGCATACAACAGGGAATGGGAATTAATCTTTTTATGTTGAAAGAAATTGGCCCTAGTAGTTCTGGTATATATTCAGGGCAAATAATTAGCTGTCGCCTTTCACGCCTACTCATGGATGCGGTCACAAAGCTTGAATCACACACTCCATCGAGTGATGAAAGAAACAGCTTTACCACCTACTCTATAAATGAATCAGCCAAGGTTGGTGGAATTCGGTTGACCTCAATACTGAATTCAATATATTCACGGTTAACGAGTGAGTACCTCCTCGCAACCGGCACGGAACTAAGTGTTCCATTATTCCCGAACCCAAGCTGCATGATTAAAAGTCAAACTACTGGTCAATCCCACAAGGTCCATACAGACGGTGGAGATGGCGATTACGGTATGGGCAGAATTCTTTACTCATCAGCTATATGCTTGAATCACGATTATGAAGGTGGTCACACGCAGTTCTACCTGACTGGCACCATGGAAAACCCCAACGTCGACATAGACATCAAACTCAAGGCCGGAGAAGCGTTGATATTCAACGCCGACTTGAACTACCATGGGATTACGGAAGTTACTTCTGGGTCAAGGTTTAGTTTAATTCAATTCTGGCGAGAGTAGCAATAATGAAAAGCGATGACAACAGGTTTTACGGTACGACACCAGACGTTCGTAATGACGAGTCTGTCCTGGAGATTTTCAACATGCCGCATGAAGACCTTGGCGGTGGAGTAATTAGATTCCCTGGTGTCGTGAATATAGACAGAAGCACACTCCTCCCATATATCGACCAGCACTCTAAGTCCGCGCATGAACAAAGATGGAAGTGGGACTACGACGAAGAGGGGAATCTTTATGCCGTAAATGAAGACGGTAACAAGTTCTCACCAGAGCAGGTCCAAATGGTGCCAGTAAGGCTCTTGGAAGTAGTTAACTCTGAAACAACACCAGAGATGATTGAGGTGTTTAAATACTGGGAAGACATGATTTACAAATGTCTACTTAGATACATAGATATTTTCCCTATGGTTTTAGGGACTATATGGTGGAGAACAAAAGGCCATGCCATGCGCTACGACGAAGGCGCATTCCTCGGAATACACAATGACAACGACTCCAACTACAGGGCTACAAATGGAGAGAGATTTGTCCCACGTGGGCAGATACAAATGCGGCAAGTAGTAGCCGTGATGCTGTATTTAAATGATTGTGTAGAGGACGAGTCAGAACTAAATGGCGAAAACTATACGGGCGGAGAGCTCGTATTCCCTTATTTGAACATAAAGTCCGCTACGGTTACCTAGAGTTCTTTAGTCAGGGAAGCAGTCACGACGAGGTTGGCATTAACGTTTCTGACCCAGAAGATTGCGATGGTTGGTGCAGACCGCATTTCATAGACAGCTTGTACGACGACTATAGATACTACTGCGTTAAAACCGAATTTATGAATTCAGGTGATTTAAGCAAAGACGAAAAAGGGATGTTTAAGGCCAACCCTGTTTATCAAAACAGGACATTGGAAGGTGAGAACGGCCTAAAAAAAGCATACTCACATGCTCAGGTTTTCTTCGATAATGAGCAGCGTGGAAAAGGGCAAAGCGAATAGACCTAGTTACTATCGACAATGCCAACATGCACATATTTCTGCCCAAAACTTTTGGCATCAATATGGAGATTGTTTAGTTCATTTTCTTTTTTTATTAACATTTCTGTCCTCCCTTGGCAGTACCACTGTAGGTAGACATCTCTTCGTCCAGCTGTTACTGGCATCACCTCGTGACACCCCATGAAGGAGGACGGATAAATCAACACTGAACCAATTTTTGGGCTTATTGTTATACCCCAAGGTTTGAAGTTGATTTCTCCCCCTTCATATCCATCGCTTAAAATCATCGACCCAGTCAAGGTGTTGTGAAGTGGGAATGAATTCAATATGTTTCCATTTTCGTCATATGGCAAGGCACAGTCGCTATGCGGGCCAATATACTGACCCGCCGAGTATGAAGCTATTTGACCACTTGTCTTCCACTTGATGCAATCTATCGCCACTGGGAATGAGCGACAATATTCAACAAGACAGCGATACATACCCGCATCTATCATGGCGGTTGTGTTTTTTACACCCTCTGAACCATCTGACAATCCGTGGAACCTAATCGGCAGCTTTGATGCGTGCACTGGCTCCACCATGTAGCCTCCGTCATTTGTGGACGAGTTGGAGTCGAGTCCATTTGTTGCATCAGAAAATTCATCAAAAACGGTACTCACGTACTCTTTAATCCATAAACCACCAATCTCCAAAACGTCATCAAAAAGCATGATTCCGTTACCAAGGTGTTTCACAATCATGAATGCATGCTCTCTACGAGGCTGTGTCCAAATGAAGTCCGTCCTGGGTCTACCCTGTTTAGATAATCTGCGAAATCAGAGCGGAGTGTCGGCATATAAACATTTGTAGCAGTTCTAGCAAGTTCTGGTGATTCAATCGGGTCAACTATGTGCTCGTTTACTGCTGGGTTGGGTGTACCGTGCGAATACCAACCCAAATACGTATATCTGCTTCCGCCGGTAGTTTCCTTAACTTCATGAGCCGCCATGTAATTCGACGGGAACATCAAGATATCTCCAACTTTTGGTTTGTAGTCAATATCTAGATAGTTGAAGTAATGGCTTCCACCTTCGAAATTGTCATTTAGATAAACAATACAGGAGATTGTGTTTCTTGTTGCCAGTTGGTCATGTGGGTGCGGGAAACCATAAGCGTAATCCGCACTTGTGTCTGAGTGCTGTCCAAGGAACTTCCCTCCATTTTCTACAGAGTAAGAAACGAGATGCCCTTTTACTTTCCACCATACATTCTTATACGCAAGCGGGAACAGATAAAAGTATTTAAGGAGGTACGTATCTCTTGACTTTTCAAGAAACTCTAAAAACTCTCTCACATCTTCGTTTGCGTCCATGTGTATCTGGGAGCCGCGTCTAGGCATTTGATTCACGCCATCTGCGTCAAAGTAGTATCCGCTTTTGTTGATGAATGCTGGTGAACCTGTCTCTGGGTCAATTGCTTCGTCGTACATCTGGGCGCGTTCTTTTGAAACTTGTTTTTCGGCAAATTCAATGGCCCATTCGCTATCGAAGGATATTGCCCCACTAAACAAGACAACTCCACCACCAAGGTGCTGTGCTTCTACATCGTTAAAATGAAATGCCCGTTTCATAGAGTGTATGATAGCCCAATGAGCGAAAAGAATGACGCCTTCAATAGATGGACTGAAATAATGGTCCAAGAGTTTGCAAAACTACCGAACATGGTGGAAAAAGATGGCTACAACAACTGGGCAGACAACATACTTCCCGGCCAAATTGAACAGAAGTATTATACGGTCGGCCGCACTGGAGCAGAAGCGATGCGCGCATTTTGGGACGATATTTCAAGCGGGAAGATGGCTGAATTGCTGAATGAATTTAACGTTCCAAATCCGCTTGGGTTAATGCATTCTTCGAGCACTTTGGCAAAGCACCTATTCGTGAGCGGGAAAATGTTTACCGAAAAAACTGAATAGAGTTAGTGGTCGTTTGCTCTATTCAGATAATCTGTTTTGTCGGCTGGAGCGTTTGAAATAGAACCGTACTTTTCGGTCAAATAATTTCCGTAGTCTTCAAGTAGGGATGGTAACCACCACTGTCCGTTGTTTTGGAAGGTTGTCTCCTTTGGGTGGGCAGGAGAGCACCCACGGTCTGGGTCCTCCGAACCCTGAGCAAACCAAGTCAGATACGAATATCGAACACCTCTGGTCACCTCGTGTATTTGGTGCGCGCCAATGTAGTTTGCCGGCATCAACACTATTGCCCCAGTTGATGGTGCGATGTCGATGTCAAAATATGGGATTGTCATATGACCACCAGAAAACGAATACTCAACACTTTCATCATCCGTGCAGTCATTGAAGTAAACAAGCGCTGAAAGAACATTTCTTGTGGCGTGCTGCTCTTTTGGTTCGTGACCATATCTGTAGTTAACGTCATTATCGGCATGGAACCCAAGGCCTCCCCCCTTTGCATAACGAAGTACATGTCCAGGACTCTTCCACCAAAGGCACTGCAGAACAGCGGGAAACATTTCCACATACCTGAGTAGTGCTTCATAGATAGCCATTTCGCATTGCTCAAAGAATGGAGTATTCAAACTACCTATCCGTATTGGGGCCCTATCCATGTCTTCTAGGTCATAGATGAATCCACCCTTATTGACAGCATGGAGAGGATTCCCGCTTTCATCTTTCACAATCGTGTAGGAGTTATTGAAGGATTCCTCTTTCATTCTGTCGAGGTATTCGAACACCTCTTTTTGTGGGACCTTAATGGCGTTCTTGAATATTACTGTTCCGCCGCCAAGGTGCTCCGCATTAAAAGAAAAGTCGCTCATATCAAAGATTGTACTGCCTGGATGATGGTCAGGTCCATCTCGCTGGTTTCTACCGTCTCGGCGAGTGGTTTCACACTGAACCTAAACCTGTACATTTGCCTGCCGTCTTTTCCTACAATAAATTTTTCGTAGTAGGCATGAATCTTTTGAACGGCACCGCCAGCCAGATTCTGTCCCTGCGCTGCGGTCAGGCTTGTTCCGGCTTTTGTGTCATCCACGAGCCTCTTTGCGTAACCCTTCATATGCGAGCAAATTGCATGTTCATCTTCACCGTTTATAGAGACTTTTTCCGTGATTGGAAACGTGACAAATGGATAAACATCCTTGATAAATGCGGATATTTCTTCGTTTTCGCGAGGCTCCATATTCCAGAACTGATTCGTAGGAACACCAACAACTACATTTTGGCTCGTAGCCAGCTTTTGAAGCAAATGGAAAGAATAGCGTTACCTTCCCTTTTAGGTCAGAAAGAATATTTTCTTCTCCATCAATTGACTTAATAGGTATGTTGTAAATTGAGTTATTCATTATGAGTGCCCTACTAACGAATATTTAGCAAAATCACCAATATCCACAGAGCCGATGATATCCCCAGTGCTTTCGTCTATCGAAAATCTAATGTCTACATCCGTAATCATCGGTGTGTCGACCATGAATGATGCTTCAAAGAGGTTCTCAGAATGGGTGAAGCTGTCAATAAAGTATTTTCCAGTTGAGTTGAATACTTCCGCGACATTGCCCCTTATTCCGAGATTCACATCTTCTTTCCCAAATGGGGTAAAGACTTTCAAATAATAGAACCTGTCATATCCATCGCCTTCGTCAACAGCACCGCGAGAGTAAGCACTCCAGTCCTGGGTCGGAGTTGTGTCTGGGTCTTTTGGCGAGAAGTTCGCGCTAATAACGATTCGCGGCTCTTCTCTGTTCTTATGGCGATTTGTCATGTGCATTAGGTATGAGTTGAAAATAATTAAGTCGCCAGTTTCCGGCTGTATCTCAACAGAGTTCTCAATCGTATTTCCAGCATTGACCAAGAAGACCAAGTCTGCGCTGCCCTCAGGCGCACTTGGGTAATAAGCAATTGAGTAGTACTCCTCTGGGCGGAAATGCATATTTGACTTATGAGAGTGAGCTGAAACCGACTGACCAAACTCAAGGGTGAGCGTCCAAATGTCATTCAACACCATATCCCTGCCAAGAGCAATTGAAACTTGCTCGGTAAGTCTGTGAATGAGCTTTTCAGACTCAATCATCCCGAACGGATACCTTCTATCTTCATAGTATGTGTGATGCTTATCGTCTATAAATTCAGCATCTATTTCGGTACGTGCATTGGATATTTCTTCTAAAAGTTTAGTGTTATCAATGTCGATAATCTGTGTTTTTAAAATATCGATGGAAATAAGATTAATCTTCTCAACGTTATTCATAATAGAACTCACCTAATTTGAGAGCTGTCGGAGGGTTTTCTCGATGCCACACATTGGTAACCATCACCTGCCTAATACCGCTTTTTGCAGGTGTTGTTCCGTGGACAACATGCCCTGTATCGAAAATTATCAGTCGATTTCCCTTGTAGGCAATCCGCTCCCTCTCCTCAACTGGAACTAGGAGATTGTTTATATTCTCAGCCTCAATGGCTAACTTTTCTCCATCTTTCAGAATTGCCTTGTTATATATCTCAACGAAACCGCCATCAGCGTTGTCAATCCCATAAAGTATTGAGCCTGTTAGCGGTCCACTGAAGGTCTTGGTATCTTGGTACAAAAAAGTATCCTCATCAACGTGGACGTCGAGATATTGCCCTGGAAGGTATGTCCGCGTCCAGTACTCAATGCCGAGTATTTCCGACTCAGGGCATGGGAGGTTTTCTTTCCAAATTGCCTCGACAACCCTTTTTCTCAAGGTACTTGCCGGAGACGCCCACCAGCCATCCCAGAACATGTAGGGAGCAAAACAACTCGATTTCTCGTAATGATAAGAATTGAGTTCTGTCGCCAGTCTTTCGTCTGAGCCCATCGACTCTGGATAAAAGAGAGGGTCGTTCAGCATCTCCTGATACAGATGCTCATTGAGAGCGTTGTCTTTAACAATCACGAGCTTCTCTTTGTCACTACTGTTATTCCGTAAAACACCGGAATATGGTAGACATTGCATCTACCGTCCTTCCTGAGAGCATCATGGTAGCCCCAGATTGGCGTTGCTTTTGTGTGATTATTGTAAAGGAACATACTGTCTGATGTATTTTGGATTATCAATATTCCATCATCTTCAAGTCTGTCGATAAACATGGAAACTGGGTTTAGCGGGTTTTCCATATCCTGGGACCACGCCAGCATTAACTCGTACTTATTATTTACATGTTTTTCAAAATCCTGCATTGTGACTACGTCGTAATCATCTATCGGTTCTTGGAATTTCTCATAGAGACCAAGCTTCTTGTTGTTCAGGAAGGTTATGTTTGCCCCATGTATGGATTTGAACACTTTAATTCTGAATCTGTCAAGGCCTCCCGAAATTGCCAGTACGTTCTTTTTCTTTGAGATATCCATGATTCCAAGAATCAAGAGTATTGACATCCATTGTGCTTGGCCATACGCGCTAGAAAGGTTTGGTCTTGGGTAGTGAACAACAAATTCATAGTCGCTAGCGCCACCCGTCGCGATATTCCGCCTATCAATTCCGACCGTATTAAATAGATATTCCGCGATTGCGACAGAATGCCCGCCATCTTCGCGGTTGCACTGGTCTGCGTATTTCTCCCAGTCAAACGAAAGTGAACTGAAGTCAAAAGATACTTCTGGTTCGTATCTCTTATTTTGTTCCATTTTCAACCTCATGCAGTGCTACCTGAACATCGAACCATGCTCGGCGAACATTTCTTGTAAGTGTGATGTTCTGTCTTTTGATGTAATCTTTTACATCTGAATCGACTTCAGTATCGTGGTCGTAGCGATATCTATCTCGAATTGCATTTACGCAATCATCTATCGTAATGCCAGCGAAATCTTTCTCTTTAAATCCGAGAATAAACATATAGGCAGCTAGCTGTTCTGAGCGATATTCAAGGTCTGCAATTGGGTCATACTTGCTCATCTTTTTCCTCTTTCGAATCAAACATGGCTACACCCTGGCATAGAGATACTGGTTTTCCGGCAACATAGTAAACACCAGTGCTGGAATCCCATTCAATTATTTCGTTGTCCCATTCCTCTGTATCCGTAATCGCTTCGCCCTTGCGGGTGCTCATGCGAAAATCTTGTGGTTCACTCATTGTTTAAGCGCCTCCAGTGAAGAAAATTCATTAGAAATAAGCCTAAAAGCATTGGACTCAATAGTCCCTTCCTCGTAGGGGTTTTCCCCTGAGTATTCAGGACTCATACCTTCTTTAGTCATCAACTGACTCATCTCGCCAATAGAAGCGGTCAGGAATCGTGCAGCCCTATTTTTGGCCATCGAAGAATCGTAATTGCCCAATTTCATAATGATTCCCTTATTCTCTCGTGCAGGCCGATTAGTTTATCAGTCGTATAAAAAGAAGCCAGCGTATATCTATTGCCGCTATTTACAGGTCTTACCTCGTGTCTAAATTCTGCTCCGCTTGGAAAAAAGACCAACTGATTTACCCTTGGCTTCACCAATAGGTCAATCCCTTCAAAATATAGTTCCCCACCACTAAACCCATCATTTAGATAAAGAATTGACGAATACTCATTTAAAACTTCGGACATCTGATTACTTGGGTCATAGTTTTTAAGAGGTTGTGGATTGTCGCCGTAGTAACCCTCGGCGTCGGCATGCATCTTCAAGTATGAGCCAGGAGTGTATTTCCTCAGGTACGGCTCATAAAGGAAAGAAAGCCGTCTACCAACAGTCGCAGAAACCAAGTAAAGGGCTCGAGATGAAACCGAAACACGCTCTTCGCAGTCTGGTCTCTCCATGAACTTATCGCCACAAGCGTTCTCTTGCCATGAATTATCCCAATTAGAGAAACCTTCACACTGTTCGAGAATCTTCGATAACTCGGTCTCGGTGGCAAACCCATCTACCACATGGACATTTGCCTTGAGCAACTCTTTATGCTCAAGCATGGACATGCTATTGCCCTGGAACTGAAAGCTTTGGCATCCCGGTAAAGGTTGGACCTATCTTGTTCCCATCCGCATCGAGGCCAGTTCTTATCCCTTTGGTCCAAGTCCAAGGATTTTCTTCGTTATTCTTCATTTTCAGGTCGCCGTACTTTGCCCTACTGTTCATCAATTCCTGATTATCCCATAAGTTGTCAACAGTAAATTCTACGTTCTCCAGAACGGTGCTTTCAAATATTGAAAAGAACATGAATGGCATACCAGCCTCAAATGTCACTGGTTCCCCTACCTTATTGATTTTCCAGTTCATTTGAAATTCGTCTGGCCACCAACTACTTGGGATTATTGCAGAAAGGGCCTGTGCGTCATCTCTGAGGTAATTTGGCGAGCCGCCGATAAATGTCTCGTATCCTGGTTCTGTTCCAAAAATCCAACCCGTAGAAAAAGACACCATTCCGACTATCCCGCCATAAGCGAGTTGGCGACCGCCGTAAGACTCGCCTTCGAGAATCTTGGGAACAGTGTTTCCTCCATCCCATTGAGCGACTACGTCATGGGGAAGAATAAGTTCCCACCCATAGACGTTTGCCACCGTCATCGGCAGGCACTGATAGGCGTGTTTTTTATATGTCCCATCCATCCAGTCGCGATTGATTCGAGATTGACGTATTTCCGGTGGGTTTTCGTATGTCCTTCTTAGGTTTACCTTAACCATAAATAATTGCAATCTCCTCTGCAAGGACGCGATTTACAAGTTTTGCTGACTTTGGCATAGTTCTAACGCGCCAAAACCCTTCGAAAAGTCCTTTTACCAAATCCGCGTGCGGACCTGAAAGATACATTGTTTTCTCTCCAGCATTTTCGGTGGTCGGCTCTGCTATTGGCCAACCACGAAGTGCACCTTCAACGTATCTAACTCCGCTTGACTCGAATATATTTTCTAGGTCGGTGTCATTTGAGTCAGCCCACATCGCATTCATATCAACATAGACTCCGCGATAGCTTTTTGACACCACTTCTTTACCTAATTCAAATGGGTCAAAATTCTTGGCTATGCAGAAGAGAAAGTCACTCTGCTCAAGCAGGTCGTTAAAAGTCTCTACGTCTTCAATTCCGAACTTTTCAGCACGAGCTTTTGTTTCTTCAGAACGACCTTCTGACGCCCATATGCATTTATGCCCATAGAGCGAGCATGAATACGCAAGAGTTGAGCCCATTGCCCCAGGTGAATAAATTCCAATAACAGACATTATCTAGTCGCTGAAGCCTTAACGCCGTCGTAGCTTCCCTTGATGTCATGGTTTCTGTCGTTGTAATCAAACATCGTTACCCCTGAATACTTGACGCCACTGACGACTGGCTTTGCGGCATGGGCATAAATAAACGTCGATGGGAACATGACAATATCTCCAGCTTCTGGCTTGAACGTCAAATCCAAGTATGGGAACCAAAGTTCACCGCCTTCGTAGTCGTCATTGAAATAGGCGACTGACGAGACTGTGCATGTGTATGAAAATCCGTGGTCGGTATGCACCTGGAAATGCTGATTCACTCCATATCGAACGAAGTTGATTGCTTCCATGTACTCCATATTTATGTTGTAACGGCTTTGATAGTCGGTCATACAGGCACGAATCGCGGTTGCCGTATCGTTATAGATGTTCCGCAATTCTGCAAACTGTGGATAATAGTGGAGGTTGTTGATATGGACCTCGCCAATTTTGCAGTCAACGCAGTCCCTGTATTCGGGCATTTTTTGTGAATAGCCGACAAGGGCTTCGCACCACATGAATGGCATTGTCGTACTATTGCCTATAGTCGATTCAAGTCGACTGATTATTTCAACTTCTTTTGGTATTGCATTTTTATAAACCAATATGCCAAGTCGTGGGTCGCTGAGGGTTTCTGTTTTCATACCCACAGCCTATATTGTCGTAAAGAAGCGTTGCGACATGTACCTTGTGCCGGAGACCACTTTTTTAACCGAATGGGACATGTCTTCGTGCCAAGCGTGGGACCATAAAACCAGAGAATTTGCTCTTGGTTTGATTGTCACACCCAGAACCGGCATATGAACCTCTCCGCCATCGTAGTCATCGTTTATGTAATAAACTGATGTGAAGTCGGTGACGGCGCCTTCTAGGCCAAGAAAGAATCCATCACAGTGCATGTCCAGAAAAGCACCTTCCTTGGCGAGGGAGAGAAGTGGACTTCCTTCGTAATAGGTTTTGTTTCCGTACGTTTCCCGGATTATGTCGCGAACATTTATTGACATCCAATTAAGTATCTGATACACACGCTCGTCTGCAGGTTTGTGGTGGAGATTTTTAAAGTAATCTCGGTCCGTCGTGTAGTCGCCAGACTTAATTTGTTCTTCGGAAGTCGGAAACGATGTTCTGAATTTTATATCATCAAATTTTGAGTGCACATTGTCTTTCCAGCTGACTAGTGGATTGTCACCAAAAAACTCAAATTTATCTTCGTTTCTTCGACAGTACTTGTCTACCGCTTCCCACTCATCAAAAGGTAAAAAGTCATTGAAAATACATAGTTTTGGCGTATTGCTGAAAATTGGTTCTGCGGGCATTGCTAGTCCACCGTTATTGTTATGTCTGGATAGCCCATCTTATCCTTGGTCACCACGAAGAATGTCTGCGAGGAATACCTGACTCCACTCTCCACCTTGGTGATTCCGTGTGCTGAGTCCTCGCATTGAGCCTCGGACAGTAAAATCATACTATTGGCTCTTGGTTTATAACTCAGACCCATTGCGGGCATTATGTACTCTCCGCCACCAAAATCCTCGTTAATGTAATAAATCGAAGAGAACTCGGTATATGGATTTCCCTCCATTGAATATTGCGGGCCGTCGCAATGAAGTCTTAGGGAGCCACCAGCCTTATACTCTGTAATGTACGGACCAAATTCCCATGACGTATATTTGCCATAGCGTTTATAAATTTCGTCTTGGATTTTGCATGTCATATTAAAAAGTATTATTTTAACTTCTTCATCAAACACGGCCGAATACCTAAGGTTCCAATCCTCTCTTTGAGCAAATGATTCCGGATATGGCTCCTGTATTTCGCCCTTCTGCAATCTGTCTAAAACATCGTCATCCAGCTTGATATTTCGCTCGTAGGTTATTTCTGGATATTTTGAGTGAGTGTAGCCCTTCCATCTATAAGGGCTCCCAACGTTGCTGAAAAGTCGAAGCTTTGGTGTTGCTTTTCTAGCGTATTCATAAACCTTTTCCCATTCATCCTGAGGTATGAAATCAGGGATGATGGTGATTTCCGGCTTTCCAGAAATAGATTCATTCTCCATGTCTATTCCACCGTAAAAAAGGCAGGAGACGTGTATCGCTCTCCGCTTGTAACTATTTTGACCCCGTGAAGATAGTTGATGTCGCCAGGATGTATTACGGCTAGCCCTGGTTCAGGCTTAACAACCATGTCATGCTGTGGATAATAAAGCTCACCACCCTCAAAGTCATCATTCCAATAGAACAATGAATTTATGTCATATGTGGGAAACGGGTTTGGTGAACCGTCATTCATCTGTTTGTCAGCGTGGGGGCGCTGCTCAATCCCCTTAAACCACCTGACTATACATGGTGGGCGTTTCTGCAGTTTGCATCCATAAATCTCACCAGCTGTTACAGCCATCTTGTCAAGGTAGAAATCAATCAGGTCATATACCTCTTTATTGATTCTCTGCAAAATATCCCACGTGCATTGCCTATCGTTCCAGTAAGCAGCACTGTATGTGCAGACACCATTTTCGTCGAAAATATCCACATCCGAGCCATTTGACCACTCGCTAATCGTTCGTGCAAATGCAGAAATTCTTGCGACGTCTTTTTCGTCAATGAAATTTTTAATAACGTGGATATTCTCTGGTCCAGTACCAAAAAATCCGGGTTCTATTTTACAGGGAGATTCCATACAGAAAGACTATCTTTTCTTCCTGTCTAAGCCTCGCTTAGGTACTGGTCAATGTCCCTGCTGATGACGTCAAGTGATAGGTCTACGCCCTTTTCCTTAATGCTTGGGTCAATCCATGGGTTGCCGTCTTCCTTCGGCCCGACGAATGGTTTCCAGTCTTTTATGCCATCTTCTGTGTACTTTTCTTCCAGCCATGGGTATATTTCTCCACTGACGTCTCTTTCGCCTAACAGGAAACCGTTTGAATATCTCTTTGTTCTAGTTCCCGTTCTGTCGATTAGGAATTTGGTAAAGTTTCCGGTTATCGGGTATGCGCGCTTTGCCCCTTCAGGAACGACTTCTTTCCCTTTTGACCATGGGACCATTTCGCCGGTGTACGGTACGCCTAGCTCATTGATGGTGGCGTTGTAGCCTTCTGTTAGGTAATACCAAAGAGCATTTTGCGTTTGCGTGATAACCGTATTTGGCACAAAATCAGACTCGTACGAGACCTTGTCGACACGTGCATTTGTCAACTCGGAAAATTCAAATGTTGTACCGAAATTGTCTTCGGCATATTTCTTGGCAAATTCCCCGACTGACATATCTATGTTCTTGGTCGCGCAGTACGAAGCAATCCCATCCTGGAATTCCTTGTAGCCGTGGCACTGAAAGTCGTCCACCACAACTGCAATGATGTCAAAATCTGGCTCGTTCATATAGCGTTGATTTAGCATCTCGATAATTCCATGTTGCGGAATGTTCCCACAGCCAGCAGCCACGTTGAATACAAGGGTGACTTTGCCTTTTCTATTGGCAAATATGTCCTTTACGCTTCCGTTAGCCGAGGCAATTGGGATGTCGTACAGGGATACAGGATGAATTACCTCCTGTGCTTTTTTGTATTCGCTATTCAGGTACGTTTCGATTGTTGTCATTTTGCAAGCTCATCCTCAATCATCTTGGAGAGTCTTTCGAGCTCAACTTCTGGGGAATCACATCTTCCGTCTTTATAGGCATATTCAAGAAGAACTCCATTAGTAATTCTTGCGACTCTTTCGCCTTTTTTATTAATCAAGAACTTTTCAAAGTTTCCAGTCATATCTTGCTTAAGTCTTTTTTCGTCATCAGTCATAAGCGTTTGATACAACTCGTGCGGAGTGTTTTTCTTTTCCTCTTGCTTTTCATGCCAAGAGACAATTAGTTCAGAAAAATCAAACGAAGCGTTCCATTCATTAACACCATAATCTCTGGCGTGCTTCGCATCCTTTACGCCGTCTGCGTATTCTCCGTAAGTGACCCCATTACCGCAGAAGTCATTTGTTGGAACAGCAACGACAGTGAACCCAAGGTCTTTGTATTTTTGGTAAAGACCCTCAATGATGCCGAACTGTGGGGCATTCCCACAATGGCCGGTTGTGTTGATTATTAGTGTGACTTTCCCTTCACAATCTTTTAGGACTTCTCGTTCGCCGTCCCACGATTTGAGGTCAATGTCATAAATAGATTTCATTTCTCTATCCTATTTAAATCTTGGTGGGAAATAAGGAGGGAAGAAGGGTGGGAAGAATGGCGGGAAGAAGGGTGGGAAGAATGGCGGGAAGTATGGCGGAAAGAATGGAGGGAAGAACGGCGGGAAATACGGTGGGAAAAACGGTGGGAAGAACGGCGGAAAGTAGGGTGGGAAGAACGGAGGAAAGAACGGAGGGAAATAAGGAGGGGCAACTGGAGTAACAGAGTTTGAAGCCGCAGATGTTTGGAAGCCGTAGGCGTTAGTGGCTCTTACGGTAAATGTGTAGGCAGTACCGTTAGTAAGGCCTGTAACGGTGATAGGAGACGCTCCAGAGCCCGTACCGCTCCCCGACGATGGAATGGCCGTGAATGTCGTGCTGCCCGTTCCAGCGGCCCCAGCGGTGTATGTAACAGTGGCTGCAGCGTTTCCACCTGTTGCGGTGCCAATCGTTGGTGCGCCTGGTCTGTTTCCAGCAGTTACTGAGTTTGATGCCGCAGAAGTTGCAGTTCCGAATTCGGTTGATGCAGAAACCGTAAATGTGTATGCTGTCCCAGCAGTTAGACCGGTGACACGTATTGGGCTTGCGCCAGAAGCAGTCAAGCCTCCAGGGCTTGAGGTTGCTGTATAAGTTACTGTTGGATTGGTTCCAGTAGCTCCGGCGGTGTAAGGGACGTCAATTGCTCTATCCACGTTCTGGACTATTACGGCGGTGCCGATTGTTGGTGCAGATGGACCAACACCCATTACCAGTTGAGCGCTCACTTCAGAAGTTGCCTCAACCCCGTTTGATGAAACAGCTGTAACCGTAAAAGTTCTTGTTGAACCCTGCGTCAATCCTGTAACAACGATAGGGCTGCTGTTGCCTGTTGCAAATTGACCAGAGTCTGCAGTAGCTCTATATGTAACTGTGCCTTTACCAATATAGGTTGATGGAGTAAAAACAACGCTTGCTGAAGTTCCGGTTGCGAGCAGTGGGGTACCAATCGTTGGCGCTGAAGGTGATTTACCTCCAGAATCGATTTGGTTGTTGCTTGAAACTGCCATAATTTACGAAGCCGAAAGGTCTCCCGTTGCCACCCAGCTGTCCGTTCCTCTCTTTAGAAGCGTAACAGCTGACCACTGTGCCCTCATGAATATTCCTGGGGTTGCGTTTACAGTCACACCGGCACCAGCCAGAATTCTTGTCTTACCAGCTCCTGTTTGGAGGACCTGTATTTGGCTGCCAATCGGAAAAGCCACGGATGAGTTTGGTGGGACGGTGAGGTCATTTGCGGAACCGACATTCATTTCTACAATCTTATTCTTGTCTGCCAGTACAAGTGTGTAGCTTGCCCCTTGAGCGTTTGTCAAGATATCTGCGATTTTTCCTTGAGCAATATTTGCTGTTGCGCTTATATCCCCATCAACAATGGTGGAGTCCGCAATCATTGCCGAAGTGACTGTTCCAGAGTCTGCGACGGTAACAGCCGTGCCAGCTATCTTGGTTTTATCAATTGCTGCAGAAGCGTTTATGTCAGCGTTTACGATTACGCCTGAACTGATTGCAGTGACTCCAGATGTATTTATTGTTACATCTCCGGTTTGGTCTACTGCTGTTGCCACTCCAGAACCGTTGAATACAATTATCCGACCAGCTGGTTCGGCAAATATTTTTTGCAATCCAACCGTTCCGTCAACCAGAGCTGAACCACTAACAGATTCTGAAGTGAACATTGCTGTTGGTATTGTCACAAGAACCCAACCAGAACCGTTGTAGGTCCAGGTCTTTCCTGCGCTTACATGCTGGTCGCCTGATTGCGCTCCTGATGGAAAGTCAATCGCCGCCATGATTAAGCCTGTGCTTCAGTCCATGAAAGACGGGCGAACACGTTTACAGATGAAGAACCGAGGTTACGCACCATAACGTGAATGACGTCTGGACCGTCTGGGTAAATACCCGTCGTGGTTGTTGTTCCACCGCCTCCGAGCACCGAGTTACCAAGGTCTCGCACTGCTCCAAGGTCAATTGAGTTGGCACCAGTACCGACGAAGAAACCTCCGGTGACTTCACCACCGGAAATTGTCGTTGTGGTGCCGCCGTAGTCAGCTACTTGAGCAAGTGATGAAGTGACCGTAAACGGTTTACCCCATGTTCTTGATGCAGACGGGACACCGTTAAGTACGGCTGTAATCAACAAGTTCG